GCCAAAAAATACCACGGGGAAAAAAAATCCCTAATTAATAATGTCCTATTATCCCCCCCCCCCCCCGAGATTTTTATCTTATTATTTATCATTTTGTGATATTGCCTCCTTGTCTTTTTCAGTGAGAATGTATTCCTTTTCTTCATCCGTTAAGGTGATCATCATTTGTATCTTTACTGAGGTGATTTCCCCCTTATCAAAACAACGTTTCAAACTTTCTACATAAGTTCTCATGATATTACTCCTTCAGCAATCAATTCCATTGTGTATTTGTCAATTGAGTAATCCACAATATCTTGATTCTGCTTGATTCTTGAGTCCCGAATATCTGCAACAATCTGTTCCTGTGTTAAACCATCCGGCAGCAACATCCAATATTCACCCTCTGCATAATATGTCATACCTTCTGCACTCGGCTGGATATATTGATTATTTTCTTCGTCATATCCCCAACCCACAAGAACTTCGTCATGGGCTTCTGTTAATAAAATATTAGAGGCATAGTAGTCTCTATATGCAACTTCTATACTCTCAATATCAGTTCGGATATTGACGACTTGATTGTAATTGATTTCTGCTATTCTCATTTATATTTCCTCCATTAAATGGGTAACAACTCATCCTTCTTTTGTTTTACCAAATATGAAATTAACACGACGCCTTTTGTTCCTTTAGTTGGTGAAGTATTTTCATATACTCCTCCGGTGCCTCCGCAAGCATAACCGTATGAGCCTCCATATCCACCGCCGCCTCCACCACAGCCTCCACTGTAAGAAACTTTCACGGCGTTAGTTCCTGGTGATCCATAGCCACCTCCGCCACCTCCGCCGCCTGAACAGCTACTAAATCCTCCAACTCCTGTATAACCTCCAATAGAACCAGTTCCTCCTTTAGCGATGCCTTTTATTAACATAGGGTTATTTAATAAAGTTATATTTATTCCATCACCACCCGGTTTCCCATCATAAGATGTACGATTAACCCTGATTCCTCCAGCACCTCCTATGCCTCCATAAGTAGCGGATCCTCCAGCTACTTCAGATATATCACCAGAGCTATCACTAGCACCGCCAGCACCGCCAGCACCGCCGCCTGAACCGCCAGCGCCTCCTAAGCCTCCACTATAAGACCCTGCAGATTTTCCACCCCCGCCGCCTTGAGCAGATACATAGGATCCAAAAGATGTTGCTCCACCGTTGCCTCCATTAGTAAGATTAGTTGTTGAACCAGCATTCGATCCAATACTTCCTCCGCTTCCAATAGTTATATTTACCGAAGTTCCACCAGCTAAATCTATTTCTCCATAAGCCATGTGTCCGCCTCCGCCTCCACCGCCCCCATTCAAAGGACCATTTGTATATCTAAAATTTCCACAACCGCCACCACCACCTCCGCCAAACAATCTCACACAGACTTTTGACGCGATATTTTCCGGACAGATCCATGTCGTATTCTCACTTATAGTTTCTAACACATACAGTAAATTACTGGAGCCTCCAGCCTTTACTAATCGATTATCAATCATTCTACAACCTCCATATCTTTATCAAAATTGGTAAGTCTATTGTCGGCTTATCACCATTTGCAGTTAGCACAAAATAACCATCATGGCTGCCGTCTATATCAATGTCAGCGTTACTCAATGCCTCAGTCTCTGCCTCTGTCATATTTACACCGGGACGTAGATCCCAATCAGATACAGCAGCAGTATAACGATTGTCTGTTACTGTATAAGTTGCTGGAGTTGAACTAGACCAATTAGCGGCTAATAAAGTTAATGCTTCGTTGATCGGATATTGTTTTAACTTTTCGACATCTGATCTTAGCTCAGTATCATCATAATTAGACAATCCTGCTAACTTATTTTTCTCAGCAGTCGTATAATCGTTCGCTGACAACCCTTTGCCACTGACCTTATCTACCTTACTGTTATCAATACTCTCAACTCTTGTCTGTAGCTGACCGATAGCAGTGTTAACAGCGGTAATATCACTTTTAACTTGGGTATCATTATAATTAGACAATCCGGCAAGCTTTGATTTTTCTGCATTCGTATAATCATTAGTTGATAATGCCTTACCTGATACTTTATCTACTTTATTGGTTTGCAAGATTTTACCTTGTTCTGCTGATAAAACCTTTTCTACACCTCCCGATGTTAGATCATTGATAATATCTGATTTTACGACTACTTCAAGGCCGGCAATATTTTCAGCTCGTTTTGCTGCTTCCTCAGCGCGATCCGCTGATGATGCTGCCGAGGTTTGAGAGGTTAACGCTGCTGTCTCACTGGCTTTAGCCTTTACCTCGCTTGCTGAGGCATTTGTCGCGGATGTGGCAGCTGCATTCTTGCTCGCTAAGGCTGATGCTGCACTGTTCGCCGCTTCAACCGCTGATGTAGATGCGGCAGTTTGAGATGCTTCTGCTGACACTTTTGCTGTTGCTGCGGCTGTCTCACTGGCTTTTGCCTTTGTTTCGCTTGATAATGCCGCTGTCGCTGAATTAGCTGCTGCGGTTTTACTTGCTAACGCTGACTTTGCGCTTTCTGCAGCTTCGGTTGCTGATGTTTCGGCGCTTGCTGCTGATTCCTCGGCTGCAGTTTTATACAGTAAAGCATTAGCCTCACTCTGCGCTGCGTTATGCTCACTTGTTAAAGCAGCTGCCGCAGAACTTACTGCATCTTGTTTTGATGTAAGGGCTGATTCGGCGCTCCTTGCCGCTCTGGCTGCGGAAGCTGAAGCACTCTCAACATAACCTGTGATCGTCGTTAATAACTGAGGGTCCATCATCTCGGCTTTGATTGATCCTGGTCTTATATTAAACGTGTAACTTTTTGAGCTATTACCGACTGTCTCTATTACCTGTATCGTATCACTGGTAATAAAGTTATACGTATCTACAAAGGCTGATAAAGACACTCTTTGCTCAGTGCCATCAACCAATGTTAACACAAAATCTGTACCGTCTAGCTTGGCATCAATTGCTACCTTTTCTATGGCCGTGTCCCAAGTCTCAACAGTGCCATCATACTTAGTAACAGTAAATACACCGGTCTGTCTATCAATATTGACTGTCTTAACTAAATCCTGTGCATTCGCATCATCAAATTTTAATAATAATCGACTGTCTGTTTGAGCAATCGTATAGCGATCGTCAACCAGCACCTTTAATGCTGTAAGTACACCGAATACTGTCTGCTGTGCGATACCCTCGACACTTGCACCAATCTGATCCGCTCCTGTCAGTGCAACAAGAGCATCGATAAGGTTGTTGATGCTCGTTTTAATCTCATTGGTACTGTTGCTGTCAAACCATGCTTTAAGTTCGGCAGCGGTGATTCTTGGCCTGTCTGCCAATGCGGAAACAGGCTTACTAAATGTATTTATTTTATAATCATTGAGTGACATTAGCTGCCTCCTTTATATCTTGCATTCAAGATGATGTAATTCAGTGCCAGCTGTAAAAAGCCGAAGCTTTCCGGCTGCTCATTCTTGAAAAGGAACTGAATCATCATGAATTTTTTTGCTTTTCTGTTTGTGGCCATCAATCGAGGGCCATCATCGGTATTAAAAGTAAAACGTTCAAAGTCTATATTGTTGAAGTCAAAGATATCTGATTGTTGACTTTTAACAAGCTTTTCTACTGACTTCACACGATAGTAAATATCCACTGAACTCTTTAAGTAAGGGTTCAGCATCAGGATAAATTGCTTTAAAGTTTTGTAGTGAATCAGCTCGCCAAAAGTAAATAATGGCGTAGTCCAATAGGCTTTCGTTGGCTCGTCAAGGTCAAACATTAAATCATTAAATTTACACAGTTTTCCATCATTGCGGCCAAAATAGAAGTTATCCTCATTAGCGAACCAGCATCGTGCATCACGATTATCTAAATAGTACCATTCATACTGATATGATTCACTGACTGCATTCTTCTCATAGGTTTTCTGCCGGCTATCTGCCACATAGACATGACCATTCATGCTGAGATAATAAAAGCCATTATGTTCAATGGCTGCTGCATCTTCCATATTCTGTTCCTGCGTCAATCTGGCATTGATATAGTAGCTGCGATCCTGTGCAAAACGTGTACCTGTGATCGAGTTAGTCACTACGGCATTGACACCTTGTCGAGATAAAAACAACGGATCGTCACGCAAATTAGCAAATGCGTACTTACTCACTGCTCCGACACCGACAACACCTTGTTTAACCGAAAAAACAGGATTATTGTTGTTGTCCAAGTAGCCACTGCGTAAATACACTGTCGGATCTTGTTCGTTGTCCTCTTTATGGATACTCATATACTCACCGATCTTACGGTATCCCATAATGGCAGATGACTGTCCAATGCGGGAGTAATTGAGATCGCCAATATAAGACGGATCATCAACTGCACTGAACCAGTCAAAATTGGCCATATCCGCATTCCCTGTCAAAAACACTCGGTTATCCGTACCGCCAACGCCATAGATGCCATAAGTCGTGCATTTATTGATCCTGTCTGTGTAACCGGAAACATTTTTGCTGAATAAGACTTCCACGTTGTCTCTACCGAGTACAGGGCTTTCGCCGGGAGCTGAAGTAAACTTGACTTGTCCTAGTGATAGATCAACGGTATAGTCTGTATCCGCTGTTTTGATTACCCACTCACCCGACTTATCCAGCACCTTGACTTCCAATACTTCTGTTATTTCGGAGGCGTCAAGCTGAAAAGAAGTCTCGTCCGTTTTCGCAAGGAAACTGTTTTTTCTCTTTGGCTGAAGCAGATTGACGTTCTCAAAGCTTGTCCCTCCGGAAGCTGCCCCCCTAGCAATAGAGGTAGTCGGCACATAAGCAATCTCAGTAACATCTTTAACAGCATAAGTATCCTCAAACTTGCCAAATACCTTAAATGAAGCGCCATCCAATAGCCACAGTTTTTCTGACATTTGAAATCCCATTGATCTTTGATCTGCCATGTTATCACTAAGCAATGTAGGCTCTATAAAGCCCTCATACAGCTTATTACCTGCGTGGATAAGTAAATGTTCCTTGCCGTCATACAAGCGATAGATACCGTTGATTCTAGCTCCAAAATCATAAACTAACTCGTACCCCTGCGTTTTAATCGGAAATCCTGCCTGATTACTGATCATATTGACTGCATCGGGACTGCGGCCATTAGCCACTTGGGTAGGGTTGTTAGAGAAGTCCACCCCTTTGAATTGCTCAATATTGACGGTATATAACTTAGGGCTTGCCGGTACTTTAAACTGTGCCATGTCTCACAAACCTCGCTTTATTTGTTTGCTGTTTAGGCACTAGACTTTCAAGCCCTGTCTCAAACTGATTTCGATACATGGTAGCCAATGAATTATCATCGTCTTTATACAGCTCACTGGCAATATAGAGTGGTATTAATACAGCAGCATCTATATCAAGTGGTATCTCTGTATCATCGGGACTATCCGGCTTTAAAAGTGCTGGATAAGCGTAATACAAGACGGACAGCATTCCTTCTTGGGGTTCTAGCACCATTGTGTGACCGTATAGATCAAATTTGCTGAATGGTTCTTCGTTTAGCCTTACACCCGCAGTATTGACATTGAATAAGTCAGTGCAGAAATCAAGCAAGTTGATATACATTTTGTCCGCAGATATAATGCGCTCATCACTTAGATCAATCGTTTTCTGTCGCATGATTGTCTTACCGATCGTTGCCAACCGTATCATAGCCTCATTGGCAGCTCCCCACATCTTATTGAGATATTCCAACGTGGTTTCATCTTCAACAATTTGATTTCCGGTAATTAAAAACATCTTCTGCAAACTTAGTAATTTGATAGTTTTCCAGTCCATGTTTACCTCCTTTTACAAAAAGAAGGGGCTGTAAAGCCCCTATGGTAATTGAATCACTTGAACGGTTGCGCCTGTTCCTTCGATAACGATCTTTCCTTTGTCTTCTCCGGTGTGGAATAAGTATTTACCTGATTCTACGACAACGGCTTTCTGCTTGCCTGTTTCAAACGGCACTGTAAGATCACTGGTCGCTTGGATACCGTCACCTGCTTTGATCGTTGCAGCTGCACCACCGATCAGTAACAGGATCAGCTCGTCGGAGCAGCCAGTATAATCAACCACTGCACCCTCTGCCGTTAAGGTTACGGCAGCTCCTACTTCTTTTGGTTCGTTAAATTTTAACTTTGTGTTTACTACTTCTGTCTTTGCCATTTTTTATATCCTCCTATTTATGTACCTTAATTGCATATAATTCTTTTGGACGTACTGATTTGGCGCCAAATGTGTTTAGACCTTTAATTGCATCACTGAATGATTTTTCAGGGCGATATGCTTCTGTCCGGTCGATACCCGAAGCAAATGCAATACCTTTCTTGGTACGAATCATTGCGTATGTGTCTGTGCCATCATTGTATAGATTGTTTGAATACTTAACTACACAGTTGTCGTACATACCTACGATGCCTTTTTTAATCAGCTCGTCATTGTTGGTTTTTAATTCAACAAGATTATCCTTAAACAGCTGATACATGAAATAAGGGATTTCGATAAATACCTTATCTTCAATTTCTACATTGTTTTCACGCAAATACAGTAGACCAGCATCAATCAACGCTTTAGCATCTTTAGCTGTTGTCAATTTAGTAGAAGCTGACATACCGCCCGCCTGTGTGGCGATTGAAGCAGCGTGTCGGTCACGTACACGTGCCATCTTATCGGTGACTTCTTCTAAATACATTTCCATCAGACCTTCACGTGCCTGTGCCTTGTCAATATCGTCAATCTTGAAGTTGAAGAACTTCGCTTGATCAATATCCATATAGACTGAACTATCTGCAAGTGTCTCAGGATCAGGCAATGTTCCTTTGTAGTCACCAATCGTCACTTCACCCAAACCAATAATCTTAACCTTTTCGCCTTTCTTACATTCGCCTTCGAATGCAGTCCAGCAGTCATTCACGATCTTGCATTTTGCTTCTAATGCCTTTTGAATTTCCTTTGCCCAGAATGTAGGCTTAAAATTTGCATAACTCATTTAGTTATTCCTCCTATTTCCATTTAGTCATTGACTTTCTTACTTTCGCTCTGATTTTTGGATCATTCATTTCTTCGTCGGTTAAACGATCCACTTCATCAGGTGTATAATAATCTTTTTCTTTTGTTCCGCTGCCGATTGCACCTATATCCTTTGGCTTTGGTTTGGTGTTGGCTTGCTCTTTTGCCTTTACTGCAAAGTAAGCAGTCTGTGCATCCACTCCGCTATTTACCAAGCTTGCAAACTCAGGACCAAGATCATCCAGCTTTTTCACTGTTTTATCAATCTTGCGGATAGCTGCCAAGTCTCTTTCCATTGCACTTTTTACCTGAAACTCGATTAGCTGGTTTTTGTATAAGTCTCTTTCAGCAGCTGCCTGTTGTGCCTGTAGGATTGATTGCTCACGCTGTAACCGTTCCGCTCGTACTTGCTCTAAAGGTTTACCGTTTGCGGCAGCTTCGATTTGATCAGCAACCTCATCAGGATTGCTGCCTTGATAACCGAACTTACTGACAGCTTGTGCCATGCGCTCAGCTTGCTTGCGGTATATTTCTGCTTCACGTCTTGCCTGCTCCTGTTCCCTTCGCATACGCGCAAAGGCTGCATTTTCTTCCGGAGTCTGTTGAGGTTTAGCGACTTCCTCCGTTTCCGCCTGTTCAATTACCGGTTCTGTCTGTGTCGGTTCTTCGACTTGTGTTTCAGGTTCAGCGACCTCCTGAATTTCTACGCTTGTTTCTAATAATTCTTCCATACTTCCTCCTTGATTTTTACGCTATTCATTGCGATATAAAAAGCGCCTTAGCGCTTAATTACTGATCGTTACCTGCTGTTCATTACTGATGATCTGCACCTTGTCATAATCCGCACACTGTGGATTGATGCACTTGACATGATGATCAACAAATAATTTACCGTTGCGGATCACATTTTCAGCCTTAATAATTCTCATCTCACATTGGCATTTGCTGCATGACATCTTGCTGACCTCCTTCTTGATAGCCCATTTGCTGAGCAATCTGATTTACATATTGGTTAAGCTGTTGGTTCTGCATCATCAACTCACTTTCCTGTTGCTGTTTTCGTTTTTCAATGACCGCTAACATCTTGTTTTTTGGTACTGATGAACTATCATCAAGCGCATTGATATATTCCTCAAAACTTAATTGCTGGTTCATGAACAAATTTTCCAGTGATTTTTCCTGTGCATACCTTGAATAAGGGTTAGCCTGTGAAATATCTACTCGCACATTCACTTGTAGCGCCTGCAAGGTATCAGCATCAATCACTGCCTGCTGCTCTTGGCCATTATCATCAGTAATTGTCACTTGCATACCCTCCACGTTGTAAGCAACCCACATGCTATACCAGATGTTTGCTATATCCTCAATCGTCTGTTTGTAGTTGCTGATTGATTCATTAAGCGGAATAGCAGCTTGATCACGCACAGCGATGATTGCATTACCACTTGCCTGCTCTGGGTTGATCTGACCTAAAGCTGCATCACCGGCGCCTGCTAAATCTTTGGTGGTCTGCAACATCTCATCGCCCAACACTTTAGCATCGTTGCTGATACCATTAGGCTGAAGATAAGTGATCATATCCTTAACCGCAGACACACTGCCATGCAGCTCTAAGGCTGTCCCGGCTTCGCCAATCATTTCAGGATTCACTATCTTTTCAGCATCATAAACAACCTGAGGGAATGCCGCAGTCTTGACCGCTGAAGAACGTCGATACAAGGTCTTGTTAACCTCAATCTGATTAGGTATTAACGGTCTTACCTCGCCATGACCTCTCGCTGAGTTGTGCAGTTGTTCGACAACGAATGACGCAAGCGGATAATATCTTAATCCATCAATTGCCATATCCGGCTCATAGACAACATTTTTGACCGCTCGGCAGTAATGCACCGTATCGTCCTCTTTCCAAAGTTTTAGAATAGACGTACACTTGCCGTTATCGTCCTTAACCTCTATCGGTTTGTTGGTCTGATGCTCCTGTTCGTCGCTTGTGATTTCTTCTGGATCAATCCCATTTGCTTCTGCAATCTTTTTTACATCTTCTACCCTTAGCCGTTCAGAGATTAAAATGTACGGCTGTTTTTGAATGTCTGCTTTCTGCTCATCGCCTAAATAAACATTCGTGTTGTCAATGATCTGCGCCTTATTACCACCATCATAAAAGTAAATATAGCTGTCACCGGCTATATTCGCAGCCTTTACAAGCTCCCATGCCAGTTTCGCCATCTTCAGCTTTTCCCATTGTTTCTCTGCGTATTGATTAAGCACCTCACACGCTTGCTGAAACACTTCATCAGATTCAAGCGGTGTATAAACGATTGACATCTCATTCATGGCAATACTTGCAGTCTTATATTTAATGACTGGTTTAATAAAGTTATAAAACGGCAGCGTTTCTCCGCCTGCTTCAACTCCTACCCACTGCCTATCCTCATAAAAGTCATAGGCTTGTGTAGTTTTGGAATAGAGTGCCATCTTGTTATGATGTTCTACACCCTTTTGATATAGCTCCCAAATTTTCTGTGCTAACTCATCATTCATTTAATCTTCACCTGCCCTTCTGCGCTGCCTTTATAGTTTTCTATATTTTGAGCAATCGTTTTTGCCTTACGTTGCTCTTTTGTTTCATGCCTAAACTTTGGCGGTTTAAATAAAGGTTCTAGCGCTGTCTTGACTTCGCTCTTATTAAGATTCAGTCCATCTCTCAATCCTTTTCGGTATGCAAACAAAAAGGCAGCTCCTAAAGCTACCACTGTTATTAGATAAATGATTTCCATGTTATATCGCACGACTTCTCGTGCCCTGCCCTCCCGGTTTTCTCTTTGGCTTTTCAAAATCAAAATTAACTTTCTTTGGCTGTTTGATTTCCTTTGTCGGTGAAGTATAGCTTACACAAAAGCCTCTCAATGCGTCTGGTCCATGTGTAATATCATGTGGTTCACTGGCAACATCACTAATCCTTTTTTGATCGTACTGCAGTTGCGGTATACACTTGATAAGATAAGTACAGTTGTTAAATATCTTCAATGCAGATGACTTAACAACGCTGCCATCTGGCTGCTTCTTATCGACTGCTTTAAGCCATTCCTTCATGCTTAACCAACCATCAACCCGATTGTTTGACGTCTTACTCAACACGATCCCAGACATAGCAAATAGATCCGCAACACTTTTACCTGTTTCCTGCCGTCTGTGCCACATATCTGGCGGTGCAAGATAAGAATATATCTTTTCATGCGTATTTTGCTTGATCATGGCAGCAGCCTCTGAAACGATCAAATCGCTTTGTGCAACCTCACGAAATACATAAGCATTACCCTCTGTATCCATCGCAATCCAATATCCGGCAAACATATCCAAACCATAGTCCATTGTAAAATAAATCTTCCAGTGTGGTGGTATTTCAAATGGGGAAATCACATGGATATCCCGATTGAACTCCTTGAAATACTGACCGTCATATACGTCCCAATTGCCATCTAACATAGCTTTCCGTCTATCTTCCGGCAAATTCATCAGGGTTTGAACATAATCTGGATCGGTTTTCATTAGAAACTCATTGTCAAATACTTTAGCAGCTATAAATACATAATCGTCCGGATTTTCGTTTGTGGTGTAATCTCTGTCGATAAACAATCTTTTAACCCAAACATGACCAACGCCGCCGGGGTTGCAAGTAAAGTACATTCTTGGCCTGAACGGCACCTTACATTGTCCGCTGGGTCTTAGTGACTCCGTTAACGCCTGAAATTGAAATTCAGTAAACAGAGTGGCTTCCTCAAGGCAAATCACATCATATGCCTGACCTTGATACTGCAAAACATCTTTTTCGTTCTCGCAATAACCAAGCTTTATCCTTGAGCCGTTTGCAAATATCAATTCTTTCTTGGCATCACGATAATAGCCGACTGTCGGCTTATTGGCAAACATCTTCTGCAGGATATTTATATGATTTTCCTGCAGTTCTGCCAGTGTGCGCCTGAGCAGCAGGATCTGAATACCCGGATACTTTAATGCCAGCAAAACATCTTTGGTACGCATTGCCCAAGACTTACCGCCTCCACGCGCACCACCATAACAAATGTATCTTACAGTTGCTTTAAAAAATTCCTCCTGCTTCGGATAAGGTTTATCTATCTTGATTACTTCGCCCATTCATCAATCTCACCATTCAACTCAACCGTAATAGATGTATTCTCGGTAGCCTCGCCTTTAGCTAACGCTCGCTTATCATAGAGGGTGCTTATGGCTGACGTGATATCACCCATCTTCTGGATTTGTAAAGAGGCTACTTTATTCATCAAGGCTTGTTTCTTTTTATCGCTTATTTCTTTATTTGACGCATTCTTCCATTCTTCAAGCAGTTCTGCAAGTGCTTCTTCGTCCTCCAGTGCTGTTGTCAGCCTGCGATCCAACAAGTCTAATCCCTTGTTAAGCAATTCGCCAGCCTTTTCAGCAAAGTTCATCTTTGCGGTCAGCCTTTTAATAACTATCTCAGCCTCCGGTGTATCATTCTTGATCCACCCAGCTATCGTTGATGTAGGTACACCTAGCTCTCGCGCCACCTGGGAGTATGATCCACACACGCCATATAAGGCTACCGCACGCTCTTTTATTTCATCACCATACTTTTTACCTTTTGCCATTGAAATCACCTCACTCTAAATGTACAAAGAAAAAGGACAGCTGTTAACTGCCCCGAAAGGAGAACCATATGAAATTGACGATGGGAATAGCGGGTTGGGGTGAATGGGGGAATTCATTTCCCGCTAATTCCACACTATCATAATAACATATTGACAAGCGGGACACGTCCCAACATTAACATTCTTGCAACACTTTTTTCAATATTGCTTTTATGTTCCGTTCGATGGAAGATTTAGAATAATTATTATCCTCACCTACTTTCCTCAAAGTTTTATGATTTATGTAATAATCAACGATTATTTTCCTATCTTCCGGCACCATACGTTTCAAATAGTCATTCAATATATTTAGAGTTAATCGTTCTTTTTTTAGTCTGCATTGCAATCTACTTTTGGCAACGATAAATTGATTTTTATTATCAACATAAGGATTTCCTCTTGTACCTGGTACGCCATCATTTCCTTTGCTTGCCATTCCTGTCATTTTATAATCAATTTCATTAATTTGATTAATTAGCCGATTTATACTCTTTTTAATGCCATTATAGCGTTTAAAATCACACTGAAGCATATATACCTCGTAGTCTAAATCAGTTTTAGTCATACTATCCCCCAATCTCTGAATATCCTAAACAAATATACCTGCATATCCCAATAGGTCGCGCAGGGCTTTGCCTGCAGCTTATCATACGCCTCTGCGCCAACTGCGAAGCAGTCACCCGCCCGATATATGCGTATCTTTTTATTGCCTATATTTACAAATATAACTAGCCTCTGCAGCTTCTCACTGTACTTTGGCCTAAATATTACTGTCGGAAAGTCAATCCCAAGCTTTACTAGGACATTCGCCATCAAAGCTTCTTCATCTATCTTCTTCATTTACTACCTCATAAGTCTCCTCAAAAATATCCGGTTTGCAAGGATATATTTCACCATGAATGCCTCGGACAACATAGTCACCGAAGTCAGCTTTCATTATTCCTTCAAGTGTTTTAATTTCACAAGTTCCATCTTTATGCGTAATGATCGTATTAGCTGTTACTCCATTCATAAACCAATTAGGTAAAAATTCATCAATCATGTAACGCACTGCTTCAACTACTACTGGTTTCTTTCTATATTTCATTTTCATTAGCCTCTCTTTCTAAAAACATCTTTTTGAATATACTCTCAAGCATTGGCACAGGCATGCTGTTACCTGCCTGCTTGTAAAGTGTCGCATTAAATTTGTTAGCCTTGCTTGGATTAGCTTTCAGTGCTGCTTTATAATCTTCATCGCTGAAACCTTGCAGTCTCCAGCATTCGCGCTCTGTTAAATATCTGTATTTACCATTACCTAAATCAATTACTTGCGCAGGTGTCCTATCCTGTCGGCACGTGATCGTCATAGCATAGTCTTTAATCACCGTAGCACGTCTAATACCTTTTTTACCAATACTGTTCAACACACTAGGTTGCGTTACCTCGTAATAGCTAGGTACGTCAGGTTCTAGGTAGTCAGCAAGCGGTCGCATTTGCTTTCGCTCTAAACTGTCAAAATCAAACGGATTGCCATCTAGCGACGATATCGTGATCACACGCCGTCTGGCTTGAGGCAGTCCAAAATCTCTAGCGTCAAGTATTGCGTAAGAGTTGGTATACCCAAGCTTTTCCATTTTCAATAAGTAACATTCAAAATTACTCTTCATGTGCTTTGATAACACGTTTGGAACGTTTTCCCATAATACAAACGCTGGTTTCCATTCCCCCATCTGCTGTATGATACGGATTGTTTCCCACATAAGCGATGAACGTGTGCCACTACCTTCGTCTGAGCCTTTTCCTATGTTAATTCTTCCGTCTGCTGTTGCTTTACCTTGATGTCCTGCAATGCTCATATCTTGACATGGTGAACCGTGTATCAAGATTGACGGTTTAAGGTTGTATCCTACTACCGTCTGCGTTTTGTAAGTCAAATCAGCTATAAACATTTCATTGTAACTATTAACTGCCTTTTGATCATTCTCAACATAATCGATAGCCTTTATGGGTATTTTGCTGTTTCGGAACGCACATCTTGGTGAACCGACACCTCCAAATAATTCTAAAGTTTGGTACATATTTGCTTTCCGAATCTATATGATTCCTTACAATTAAAATTGCCTTTTATAGTAATATATTTAGCAATATAATCATCGGCTTCTGCATACATCTTTACTGGTATTTCTCCAAGCTTTAAATAACTTATATCCAATTCATCCAAATCATCATTTGTCTCTAAAAAATATTGTGCAACGAATTTTTTTACAGCTGAAAAGTGTTCTCCAAATCTCACAAATTCAATTTGCTTAATATTTGCATCATAAACATACATGCTATGTAATCTAAGCATATTTTTCAATCGCCCATCTGCATATTCTACTGTCTGCTTATACTGATCGTATAAAGATTTTGCAAAATTCTTTATATCCTCAATCTCAACGCAAAGAGTATCAGCATCAGGATATTGTTTGCTCATGTATTTTTCTAGTTCGCCCATTAGTTCATTATCTGGCATGTTGCGATAAATCTGGTAAACTTCGACTAATGGATAAACATCGCACTTGGCTTGTATCTGTTCATTTATACCTTCAAATTCATCCTCAGTATATTCTACATATTCGTTACACTCTTCATCAAAAAATCTTTTTTTAACATATTTATGTGGTATCTCCAATTCACAGATTTCTTCATAACATTTTTCGATGTATAACCTAAGGATAAATGGCCAATGAATTGTAAATGGTATGTGCTTTACATCTTCTCGGTTGCTATGACTTTCCATAAGCTTCCTCCTTGCTTATCCGTTCAAATTCAATTACCCAGACCCAGGGATTAGCTTCCCAGCTATACAAATCGTAATCACCAGTTTTTATTGTGCTATTCCATAGATCAGTAAAGGCAATCTCATGAGCATATCGGACGTTTTCGCTCTCTTCATAAGGCATCTGATTTTCATAATGCTTAACCACTCCAGTGCGTACACCTTCATTAATGATATCTTCATTGGATATATCTTGCAGCCGTGCCACTCGCACGTTGGTAACTCTCAAAAACAAACGTGCTGCTTTTTTTGGCATATGGATTGATGGATGCCATGATGTCTGATGCCAACCAGCAGGTGATGGGTCATCCGCTTTGTATATGTATCTACCATCTAATATTGACCACGTTTCACGCACATATAAGATGTCACCAACTATATAAGGTTCTTTTACTCTAGGCGGCTCAATTTCAAAATATCCGCATTTCGGTAACTTTATGATTCGCCTTGTGGTTGTCTTTCTTCTTTCAAGTATCGCTTTCACCATTTCTGTGTTAAACAATATCGGCTTCATATTATTCACCTTCCTATCTTTTTTCTTTTACCAACATCAACTAATTCTGCATCAAGTCCAAACAACGCCGCCTGCACCGGCTTTTCTAGCTCTAGGCGTCCGCCAGTCTTATTAATGCATTCTTGACACATCAGATGCCCATTGATGCCCTTGCACTGTTTCCAGGCTCCGCAGCAATCACATTTATCAACAAACCAATCAGCCACTTTTACACCTCCAGTTTTGATGTCATTTACGAACTTTTAACGAACTTTTACGAAGTTCAGCACTTTTTCACGGAAACGGCCGTTTTTTTGCGAAATTGCCAAAAATCAGCCAAAATTCATGCAATATAACCTTAATATTATGTTGCATCATGATTTCAGCGCTTTGAGCCTTAAATGACGGCGTTTTCGTGCGTTTTTTAAAGTTCAATAGTTTTTGATTTTTTTGTATCCTTTTTAGCCTTATATTTCGCTGTTTTGCGCTTGGAAATACAGGAACTCATGAATGCCTTCTGCGACCTCCAAAAGTTCCATTTCCAGCACCTCCACAGGCAGCTTGCCGTCATGCGTTCTTAGATACTCAAATAGCTGCCATCTATCTTCCATATCGCTTCTCCTTAAAAATTTGTGTGGTTTTCTGATACTCTAAATCAATCTTGCCACGTTTACCCGATCGATTTTTATCAACGATCAGCTGTATATCAGATGTCGTTTTATCAAGTTCATCGTTCGGATTGTGCAGCAGCATAACGACATGAGCAGACTGTTCTAGTTCTCCTGAATCTTTCAAAAAGTTTACGGTAGGTGCATCCGTTCCAGCACGATTGATATGAGCCAACAAAAATACAGTGACATTCAAGTCTTTGGTCATTTTCTGTATTTCACGTACCGCCTCGCCAATTCGCTCAGTATCGCTTTGCCTTTTGCCGGTGGTTACATATCCGATATGATCAATAAAGATGATGCAATGCCCTTCACGCTGTTCTCTTGTCAATATGGCTCTGACTGCTTTTAAAGACTTAGAGCCGTTATAAATTTTTATTTTCTTGTTGTAGATCAGTGTTAAAGCATTATTCAGCTTATTTATCTCATTCGTTTCAAGCTTTGTGAACCGGTTTATAGGAATCGTAGAATTGATAGCTGCCAGTCGCTCATAGATTTCTTTTTCCGTCATTTCCATGTTGAGGTAAATACATTTGTATCTGTCTGACAGATCGTTGATCATGTTAAGTGCAAAACCGGTCTTGCCTACTGATGGGCGAGCTGCAATTACATTTAATGTATTTTCCAACAATCCAACACGATTCAGGCAATCCAAATCCCTAAATCTAATCTTTGCTCGATCTGTCGTTATCACGTCATAAATCTCTTGAGGTTTAGGTTTATGATAATCATTAACGTTTACAAACTCGGAGCTGATAGATCTGATATTTTCTACAACCTCGCTATAACTTGCTTTTCCTTCGAGCAGTGCATCAGCTATTTTAATTATCTGATTTTTTTTATAGGCTTCCTCTTGCTTTTCTAGCAAAAAATGAAAATTGCTGCTGGATATGTAGTCGTCAGATAATGCCATACAGTAATCAACAAATTGCCCTGCATCTTTAACCTCAGCACACATTAAACCAATCGAGATTGCACCATTCTCAGCATAATATTTTTTAAATATCTCATAAGCTCTGCGATTTACCGGATTGACAAAATGCTTTGAATCCAGTGAGCATTCATCTATTGTTTTCGGATCGGTGAGCATAATAGAAAGCAGTGCTCTTTCTATTTGATCGTCATAAGTTTGGGTATTCACTTTTACTGCTCTCCTCCTGTTTTTGATGTGGTTTATCTTGTGCCCTGCTTAACCAATTCACAATAAATCGCATAATTCCTTTCTTTGTCTTGCGCCGGCATTTGTTTGCATCTAGCCATGCTCGCATTTTTTTTAATTCAGCAAGTACATCAACGGATAGATAAAGTTCATTCCACTCATCTATTTGTTTTTGTATAATCGGATAGTAACTGCCGTCATTCAGTGGCAACTGTATGACACAATCTTTTATTTCATTTTCTTTTCTTTTATTTACTGTATTACTGTTATCATTAATCAAGTTATTGTCTGCATTTTCTGAGTTATTGTTAACATTATCTTCAATAATGCATGCACTTGAAAACGTATCCTGCAAGATACGATATTTTTCAAGTCTATTCTTTCGCTTCCTGCGACTGGTTATTTCAAGATAACGGCGCTGGATACCAACAGAGGTGATAACACCCTGCGCAAGCAGATCCCTGTCAAACAGATCCAATTCTGCGCAGTAGTGTATCACTTGTTCAACGATAGATTTGTTTCTTACCCATTTAGACCCTATGTCTCGGATAAAATATGAAGATAATTGATTTAAATCTGTTTCAAGATAGTATCCCTCTTGATACACCCTTCTGAGTATCCAATCATAAACAACATACCCCATAGGACCATATTCATTTAGTAGATCCATAATCTTGAAGTCAGAATAGATATTCACATCACTCGGAAAATAATTGCAGCCATCTTTTAATGGTCTTGCCATATTTCCCTCCACATCATCACAAAACGTCAATCACTATACTTTCAACATCTACTGCCATACCATTATTCATTGCCCAATTTCGAGCATTAGAAGCTGCAGCATAGCATTCACTTCCTCGTTTTTCCATCTCTAAAATAAAATGAATCACTTCTTCTCTGTTTTTAGGAGTGAAATAACCTGAAGTTGCTGAATTTGAGCAGATAACCATGCCTTCCAATCTAAGATCGCGAATGAAGTTTCTTACTGCTCTCTCCCCCAATCGTGTTTTACGGCAAAGCTCAGCCTTCGTGATTGCATTCTCTGCTCCGATTGCTTGTTCTAGCAATTTTCGGATATATTCCTTCACCCGATAACAACGACCTTTCCGTCCTCAATCAGATCAGATAAACATTCACGCAAATACCAGGCAACTCTCTTCTGAGCTTCCATTTTCCATCTTCCACCGTCAGCCTCAAACAGTGCAATCTGATTGCCTTGCTTAACTCTCAATAGATAAATAGTCTCAGGTTGCTCAACCTCAGCATACGTTCTATATGCTGCCAATCTGACAAAAGGATTGACTTCAACTGCATTCTTACTTTTAACTGCTGCACCTTTTTCTACTACTACCGTTTGGCTGATGCCGTTGTCTGCCACTTCAAATTTCTCACTTTCCACAAACGAACTGACTAATTCCAGTAATCTTTGCTTGTTTGGCGTATCCACAAAACACGTTTGAAGCTGAATAATAAACTGTTCAAGATCCATATAGTAGTCAAACGTAATACGTGGTGTTACCGGATTCACAGAAAGCACATAATTACGATTATTATATCTATCAAGAGAACTGTATACTTCAATATTCTTATGCGTTGTCGATACAATCAATGGATATTCAAACTCTCCATCACGACAAGTAACTTTCAAAAAGTCTATGGCTGCATCTAAACTATTCAGCTCCATTTTACTAACATAGTCCGGCATTAATCTTTTGCCATCAATATAAGTTTCTCCTTCAATTTCAATTACTTCTGTTTTTTCTGCATTAACTGCTAATCCTGTAATATACTGAGCTAATTCCTTTAACATATTATTTCTCCTCCTGTCCATTTTGGACTGTTTCTTTCTTAATCAAATTTTCTGCGCCCACACCAATCAATAACATCTCAGGCTCATAAATCTCACCATCAAGATTTAACTGTCCTCTTGCCTGATTATTGTTTTCAATAAGCACATTGATCAGCTGTCCGCTTTGTGGGTCTTTGACACTGTGCATGTTCATGATTGATTCTTTTTCTTTCATTGCTGCAAGCTTATTTGTGACAGTGTAGCTAGTGATCACATTTCCATCTTCAACCGGCTTGAACTTGATCTTGATATTCAGTTCCCTTACGGTTTTAGGATTTGAGTTCACATCAGCAATGTTTGCCATGATTTCAGATGTTTTATAATCTGCCTTTTCTTTCAGATTACCATTGTCCATGTCTAAAATACTTCCTTTTGATTGTTTCATTTGTTCTCCCTTCACTTAGAAAATTTCATGTTTTCCAATTTCTTACGTTTTTCTGCATCCGTAGATACGTTGTATATGCGTGTTGTATCTAAGGATTCGTGGCCAAGTATATCGGCAAGTTCAAGGATATTGTTATTGTTTTGTAGTAGAAACTGCTTTGCAAAAAAATGTCTAAACGAGTGTGCATGTACCTTTTTCTTACTTACTCTGGCAGCACCAGCAATCTTCTTCAACCTCCTCCATATGGTGCTTTTAGCCATCATGCAGCCCTCTTTTTTACCGGCAAATACAAACCCATGTCGTATGCCGTCTTCTGCTTGAAAAA